TTAGTTGCTCCAAGCGTCAATATCCTTTTCGGCAATCTCAGACTCATAAGTACTTACTTGCACTTTATAATTTTCAATCTGTTTTTTACATTCTTCTAATTCTTTTCTTTCTTCGGGGGTAAATGGTTTTAAATCACCTGAAAGTTTCTGTATCTTTCCATAAATAGCTGCTTCTATAATGCTCATTTATTATTCCTCCACTTCAGGCAATCCAGCTATACTTGTAAGTACAGACAAAACACCAGCCAATAAACTTGCTGATGCTACCGCAAGCCAATTTACATCTTGCATAACTGCTGCTACGCCAATCGTAGCCACCGCTGTTTGAGCCATTGTTTTTATTGCTCTGATACCCGCAGCCTTAAGCCAAACATTTGTTTTATTTTTCATATTTTCATATTATTACTTCCTTTCGCTTTCTAAATCGGCAATTCTATGATTAATAATTTTAAGTTGTTCTTCTTGCACACTTATTTTTTCTTCGAGGTGATACATTCGCTCAACTAAATTATTATGTTTATCTACTTTCTTTTCTAATTCACTTATACGATAGGTTGTTAATTTATTACCTGCTAAAATACCGCCAAAAGTACCAATAAGTGCCAATCCACCAGAAATAAGTGCAGAAATCACGCTTGAATCCGTATCTATCACTCCTTGATTTTAATTAATGTATTGCTATCAATAGCGAAGAATCTGTTGTTATCAATAATCAATATATTTCCTGCAAGAACATTTGAGCAATCATACACACTTTTCATATCATGTACTGCAATATTATTTTGCACAAGCGGTTTACTTTCTATAATTTCTACATTTTCATCTCGACTATAACGCAAACGATTAGTTGTTTTATAAATTTCGCCCTTATGATTTTCGTCTGTACGAATAAACTCCGATTTGCTTGCTATTGTATTAATACTATTGCTATGAGCTACAATGTTAAAATTCTGTTCGTGATATGACATTAAGCTACTGTTATTAGTTGCTGGTAAAACTTTATTATAATCTTTACTATCCGAAGTTGATACTTTTTTAATAGCGTAGTCAGTAGCAGATAGTGACTTTTTAACGCCAAAGATAAGTTTATCTCCACTTTCAAGAGCATAAATTGTATCGTCATCGTTATAGATAACAATATTAATAATCTTTGTTGTGCCACGCTGTATAATTAGATTTGTATTACCTTCGATATTTAGTTTGGCAACTTGTAATGATATGCCAACGATTCGCAAATCCTCATTAGTTTTCGTTAAGACGACCGCACAATCAAAAATACCGTCAACAGTCTTTTTCCATATTGTTTTGCTATCGGATAAATTCTCTTTATCGTGCATATAACAGATAATTGAGCCATCGTCTTGAGATTCTACGGTTTCATAATACCCCATAGCATTTGTTGCAAGCTTAGAAGCCTCTACCCACGAAAGCATGGTCCAAGTAAAGCTTAGAGTGCGTTTCTGTGCAATAATATCCTTTGACATCGAGCCGTCACGAGTAGAGCGACCGCTCTCATCACTTGATAAGTCTGATAACTGCCAAGTACAACCTGTCGGAGAACTCATTTCAATACCGTTTATTTTAAACATTCAAAGCACCTCCATAACGCCTATTTTTCCTCTTACGAACCTTAACAATTTTTCTTTCTATAAGTTCGCTATCAAGATATGTATTGTTTACATACTGCGTTTCTTCGCTGTTGAGCAAATCATATATTTTCTGCAACATTCTAATAACCCTTAGCCAAACATTTCACTAAGAGCATTAGAAGCCATTTTTGCATATTCTGTAAGCGTTTGAATTGCTGATGTGAGATTTTGCACAATAGCTGTTGCCACTTTTAATATAGGCTGTCCTATAACAGCAAGCAATTGATTCCAAGCCTCTTTTAAGTTACCTGTTACATTCTCCCAGCCGTCCGCTTCTCGTGCCGCCTACCCCATAGCACCTGAAAGCTGGTTAGCGTCCTTGACCATTTGCAAAAGTGTAAGCTGTTTCTGCGATTCTGATAAATCCTGAAATGATTTACCATACAGCTTATTTGCGGCAGTATTTCTCGTGGTTTCTGTGCAGGATAAACCGAGAGCTGCGTCGTTTTCATAGTTGCCTTTGAGGAATGATTTCAAGCTTTCTGCTGTATCTTCAAGAGAGCGGTCATAATATGCCGCACTGTCTGCTGTGACCTGCAAAGCCTCTTCCATCATCGAAAGAGCATTGGCACTGTCCATACCCGTTGTTTTAGCAAAGGCATAAATACTCGTTCCTACGCCCTGTAAGCGTGACTGAAATATACCGCTTGAATCTGCAACTCTTTTCATAGCCGCTTCGGCGCTTCCTTGTAAATTTCCGAAAGTTTGCGAAAGCTGAGAGTTTGCGGCATTAACACTTGCCGCTGATTCAACGCAATCTTTACCGAACTTTATTACTGCCGCCGCACTGAAAGCTGCCGCAGCTGCACCTGCTATCTTCTTAAAAGCTCCACTAAAAGAGCTTTTCATAGATTTAGCCGCATTATCAGCAGTCTTGTTTAAGTTTTTTAACGACTTTCTGAATTTACCTGAATCAAGATTCAGCTCAAGAGCTATCTGACCTACTATATCACTCAATATAATTCCTCCTTTCGCCTAAAAATTGCAAAATAAAAGCGCACACCATTTCTGATGTACGCTTTTATTTTTTTGCGTGTGAATTTTAAAAATTCCATATACTTACTTTTTTACAGGCAAGCCGTTCCCGTCTTTGAATGTACCACTTAAAACTTTAATTATGTCATAAATATAACCAAAGAAAAAGCCTCCACAGGTAAGTAGCCAGATAAAACCTGAAGCAATTTTCCCAACATAAAAACGATGTATACCAAAAAAGCCGAGTGCGATAGCAAGTATTAAAGTTAGCTTTTTACTTTTCGGACTGCACGCAACACCTCTTACAGCATAGCCAACATTATTTCGATTTGATACAGCATTTTCATTGCTTATAATATTCTGAACAATAATTGTTGGTTGACCTCCGCTGTTGTTTTGTGTTGGATACTCAAGCTCAGTTCTGCAATAAGGGCAAAGACGATACTCACTTCCAACTTCTGCACCACAATGTTTACATTGCATTTCACACAACCTCCTGAGAATTTTGTAATTATTTATCAAAATATTACCATAAATCACAAAATTTTTCAAGAGTTTTGTCAAATATTTTATTTAGTCGCTGATATAAACATCTGTTTAAATTGCTCAAGAGCCGTGGCGGAATCCTGTTGAGTAACTTGCTTTGCTCTGCGGTTTCGCCAATCTGAACGGATTTTCTTTTGATGTGAAGTGAAGTACTTTAACCTTTCTGGGTCGTTTTCTGTTCGTATCTGCACGATTCTTCCAAGTGGGGAATCGGCACTCAAGCCACGCAGAAGCGAGCAAAATTCGTCCCATTTCATATGTTTGAAGTCCTCTGAATATATCCTGACCCCATACTCCGACAAAAACGAGGAAACTATTAAATCAAAGTCCTCTATTATGTCGTAGCAAGGGTCGCTGTTTCCCCCGGCTCTTCACCGCCTGCGACAAGCTCAACCGCTGATTGTACAAGAGTTGTGAAGTCCTCAAAATTAAGCTTTAACTTCTTGAGCTTCTGCATTTCTGATTCATCAAAGAGAATATTGCACATATCGCTTATAGTTTCAGGTGTGACATTGCCGTTCAATTTTGGCAGGATTTCAAGAAGTGCTACTGCCTCATCATTCACTGTCAAAACTGTATCCTTAATTTTAATTTGTGGTTTCTGCTCAAAATTGAGCTTATCTGAGTAGTAATAATCAGCAATATTAAACCCTTTAAGCCAATTCCGTATATCAGCTAAATAAATCATCTCATTAATCCTTTCATAATTTTTGTAAAGGTTTTATTACAGAAATCCTTATGCTTTCCACCTTTCTGCCAATCCTCGAACCAATGAGCCTTTGCATTTGGGTTTCCATAATGTTCTCTGTCATTTTTATCTTTCCATTTGCTTTTATGAAAATTATATTCAGGGTGATAATAAAGACGGCGAGCATAAGGTGTGCTATGCACTATTGAAACTCTGCCGTATTTTGATTCGCTTTTGTCAACAAACATTGCTTCGCCCTGTAAATGACCGTTCATTCTTGGTATAACCTGTGCTTGTTGAACTTCAGTTTGTAATAAATCTGCCGTCTGCTCAAGAGCTGCCTGTGCTTTTGCTGTAATAGCTTTTATTGCTGTTTGATTTATCTTAATTTTTGATGTGACTTTCATATGAAGTTCCTTTTTAACATAAGAAAAGCACCTTGATTTCTCAAAGTGCTTAATCTTAAAATAAATCGCTATGTGTGCCTGTTCTGCAAAGATAAAGTATAAGCTCGTCACCGTCATACTCATAAATAAGCAGCCAATCTGGTTCTAAGTGGCATTCATGTTTTCCTTTATAATCTCCTATAAGAATATGGTCGCTATACTTTATGGGCAATGTTTCACCATTTGCAAGCATATTAACAACACTTTTCAAAACATCTATATTCTTATGCTGTTTCTGTGCTTTCTTATAGTCCTTCTTGAATTGGCTCGTGAATTTAACTATATATTTCATTTATCCAAATCCTCAAATAATTCATCAATATCAGTATATCCTTTATATAATTCTGGGTGTTTTTTCATCTTCTCAACTTCAGCAAATGCAGCCTCTGTTTCAGAATTATATTTGCGAATTACAAAAGGTATACCATTAAATTCTATTGCCTGTTGGATAAAAAGGTTTATTGCGGTACTCATATCCATTCCAAGTGAAGAAAACAATTCTTGAGCTTTTGCTTTTTTCTCTGCATCGATTCTAATATTTATATTTGACATAGCCATAATATCATCCTCCTTGATATTATATTATCACATTGTTAATACATTGTCAATACAGATAATATAATTATATCAAGTCCAATCTCGTATAATTGATTGTGCCGTCAGGATTTCGAGCTTTTTCACCCTGATAGATTTTCCGCTTAACTCCATTCACAATAACCTCGCCGTTTGAAAGCGTCGATAATTCAGGAGCAATATCACCGATAAAATAAGCCTGTGCAGATAACTGCACAAGCTGTTTATCGGCTGTAAGAACGGTTTTAGCCTTGTCTTGATAATTGCATAAGGCATTGATTTCAAGAGCCTTTAGCGGTTCTCCGTCCTCACTTAAACCCTCTTGATATACTGTAATCGTAATCGGTGTAGTACATACAGATTTAAGCACCAAGCAAGGATATTTCATCTCAGCACCTCACAGCACAAGCCTGTTGACATCAGCCTGCTATAAGTAATCTGACGAACTATACAGCCATTCTTAACGCAAACACCTGTATTATAATCAAACTGCATTGATACGCCGTTTATGCCGTAAGATTTAAGCACTGTATCGAGCATATCTGCATATTCATCATAGAACTGCACAATCTCGCAACAGCACTCTATTATAGTTTCTTGCTGATAGGGGGTTAAATTTTCAAAGCCTGTTCCAACAATGCGGTTATAGGTTAAAGTGTCAATTATTCTGCTTGCTTTACGGACAAGATTATCAAAGCTTTCAGGCACTACCGTATAATACTTTAGATAGTCGGCTTCAACAGCGTAATTCTGCATAAATCATCACTCCACATAAGAACAGTAGATACCTGCAAGCTTGTTTTCATAGCAATGTGCATAAAGGTTATTGTTGCGGTACTTGAATACATGGCTGTCGCCCTGCTGGTCCTGGTCTGGGGAGAAATACTTGATGTACTGGTCGATAGCACAAACCGCTGCAGACTTTTCAACGCAGAGGAAGTTTACATTCTTGCCAATGCCAACAAGCTCATAATAGGTATTCAAAGCAGATTTTGTAGGAGAAGAAACCTCTGAATAAATGCCACCACTTTCAGTGTAATACTTCTTGTCCTTTACAATGTCTGTGTCTTTAGTTTTTACATACTGACCCTCGGCTTTCTTGTAACCGTAATTTGTAGTACCGTCATTAAGAGTTATTGCAGTATACATTCTTGTCTGAGGTACTTCGATTATGCTCGAAAACTTAGAAAGAACTGCCCTTGACTGAGTTGTATCAAGGTCGTCAATACTTGTTCTGAGTGTCGGAGTGATGAAGAGTATACGACTTTCTGTCGGTACTTCTGCTTCGTCCATTGCGTTTGAGCAAGCACGCAAAGCACTGACAACTTCCGAACCATTCGAAAGCTTTTCAGCCTTTGTTGTAATACCCTCTGTGCTGCAAATCTTTGCAATTCGTGCGGCATCTGTTTCAGATACAACCTTAGTACGAATAAATTCGCCTGAAAGCTTTGCAAATGGAGTTTCGAGAGCCTCGTCATTATCAAGTCTATCAATTCTTAAATCCTGAGAACGCTCCTTATCATACTTGACTGTTTCCCACACAAAAGATGTAGAGCCCTTTGTATAACCGTCGTTACGGCTAAAATCGCCCAGTCCGTCCATATCAAGCTTAGCAATCTTTATTTCGCCATTACTGCCTTTTTTTACTGTTACCTCATCGCCCTCAAGGATTGAAGTTTTACTTGCTTCCTTATAAACCTCGTCAAGCAAAGGGAGATATTTTGTTGCTAATTCAATATTATTCATAAAATTTCCTGCCTTTCTTAATTTTTAAGTCCGAACGCTTTTCTAAGCATAGCGTTCTGTTTATCTTTGTCTTCGCTGTTATCGCCGTCAGCACCGATTTTCTGAAAACCACCCTTTGATGTTTCACCTTTTAGCTGTGGAACATCTTCAAGGACCTTGCTTACGGCTGATTTCAGCTTTTCATCATTGATTTTTCCACTTTCATCAGTAACGCCCGAAAAATCAGCCAATTTCAAAATATACGGTACCGTATCGGCTGAAATACCAAGCTTGAAAGCAGTAAGAGTTGCTTGCTGATTAAGTCTTGCGGTCAGCTCTGACTGCTTGTACTGCTCAATCTGAGCCTGCATAGCACTAACATCAGGCTTATTCTTTTCCCTATTTGTTTTATAGGTGTTTATCGCCTGTGTTATCTCCTCCTCGGTCATTCCCTGCTGTGCAAAGTATGACTTCAAGGCGGCATTGCTTGCTCTCTGTTCTCTCGCCTGTACCATACTGTCAAGCTGTTCCTGTGTATAAGTTGCCTGTGTTCCGCCTTTGGCGGTGTTACCTTCTCCGCCCGTATTATTCTGCTGAGCGTTAGCAGTCTGTTGTGTTTGCTGTTCTGACATAATATTCTCCTCCGTTTTATGCCCGTCGGCTTATTCCTCAGCTTTTAATGCCGTCAGAGTTTTGGGCATTAAAAAAGCACCTTGATTTCTCAAAGTGCTTAGTTTCTTTTTATGAATCGTTCTTCGATAAACCTGCGTACTTTCTCTTGCTTATCCTCAGACAGCTCCTCGAATGACTTATCCAAATTCGCAGTCGTCGTGTATTTTACTTCAAGCTCATCAAGCTTATTTGCAAGTCTTAAAATCTCTCCGCTAAGTTGTATGGTTTCGGAAACATCATATATTCCAATTTTTTCTTGCAGATTTTCAAGAATTTTAATTTGAGATAGCAATTTTTCTTTATACATATTATCACCACCTTTCAGCCATAGAAAAACCGCCCTCAAGGAGCGGTTTATTCATAGAACTATGCGGTTATATTCTTCGATTTCATCATTTATGCGTTTAATTGCGTATGCTTTTTCTTCTTCATTAAATTCAGGCAAAAAAGATTTTATTCTTTCAATCTCACACAATTTTAAGAGTTTTTTTATTCGCTTTTTGTCTATACCTTTGCGTGCCAAATCAAAACTATTTAAGCCGTCTAAAGATTCTTGATATTCAATAATTCCATTCTGATAGTTTTGAGGAAGTTCTATGTTTAATAATTTTTGCAGCATATTATTTTAACCTCCTAAAATCCAAATTAAAAAACTTGCATATCTGTTTTGCACATTCTGTGACAAAAGATAATGAAATTTTCTCCCATTTCTTTTCATCATATGCTTCTGGAAATTTAGTATCTGCAACCTCATGATAAATTTCATCAATTTTACTACGCTTATCATAAAGCAAAAATTTCAAGCTAAATTTATTATCTCTTCGAGTGATAATGTATTGGCTTCCGTCAAAGCATTCAAGGGTTAGTGCTTTAATGGATTTGTAATCAAGAATTTTTAAAATATCCTCACCAGAAAAAGGCGTATTATCAGGATGTACATGCGTAAGTATTAAAGAATCTTTCGGGCTGTGCTTTAACAAGTCCATAAGCTCATTATTAAGCTCTACTTTTGAATGTTCACCTATCTGGGAAAATTGCTTGCTATCTGTTAATCTAAGAACAGTTGCTTTTTCTTTTTTATTTTTTCTTACGAAGTCATTTAACGAAGAGTGAATATCATCTAATACTTTTTCATTCTTTGCTGATATTTCAATTATATCGCTAAACTTCTTACCAAGATTAGGATTTTGAATATCTTCATTTTTTATTATACCACTTTCGCTGGAATTTTCAACAGTTTTTTCAAGTTCTTCCGCCTTCCCTCTCCACTGTTCAGCTCTTGCACTATAAGCTCTTTTATTATCTTTATCGAGGGAAAACTTAGACATACGCTCCATTCGCTCAGCTTCGTTCTGAGCGTAGTTTTGCTTCTGGGCGTTGTTATATCTCTCCGCAAGTTCGTCAAGCTCATCGGCGGTGTATCGGCTGTTTTCGGGTGGTGTACTTATGCCCTCAAAATATGTAGTGTGTGCGTCCCTGCAATTCGGGTGATACAAGCCCTTTTTAATAGCCTCTGACAAAAGCGGATATTTAACGCCTGTAACGGGAGATATGCCGTTCTTGGGTCCTCCACTCCACACATCATCAATGAACACTCTGCCAACGAAAGGAGCGCACAACGGACAAGGGTTTCCACGCTTGTTAAGAATGACAGTATATATTCCCCATTCCTGTCGCTTAGCCCCCTCGCCTTGAAGATATGCTCTTTTATTCGCCGTCCGCAGTGCCATTTCTGCATAGGACTTGATATTTACTCGCCTACCGTTTCGGTACTGTATGCAGTTGATACCAGCTGAAAGAAAGTCCTTTGTCGCCATATCAACAGCTTTTGCATAAGTTCCCGCACCAGTATTTGCCATAACCTGAGCATTGAATATAATCTTGCGGTATTGGTCATTAGCCATTCGCAGAACGGCAATTTCAGCCTTTTTCATATCGTGAGTAGTTGCTTTAATCAAAGAATTAAGCTTTCTTTCGTTCGTCTTGAAAAACTCTCCTGTTGTTTCAGCCACACCAGTAAATGCTGGCTTGTTTTTGCCTTTGCCTTTGAAACCACGCTTTATAGCTTGTAAAATCTGTCGTTCCTGCTTAGTGCCACCGTCGTTATAGGAATCACTCAAAGCTCTGCGGATATGCTCATTTATTGAATTATACTGCACTGTAAATCTCTTGCTATTCTTCCGTTTATAGACCTCAAGTGCCTTGAGCTGTTCCGCCTGCCATTGTGACCATTCTATGCAGAGCTTTGATTCTTCGGCTCTATGGCGGCTTAAATTCCTAATCATTGAGGCTATAAGCTCATTTTCGATTTTTTCAAAAGCCTTACCAATATCGTAATCAGACATTTTTTAAATCCTCATTTTTATTGGTTCTTCAATGAATGTTTCTGCTGATTGCTGTGAAACACCCAATGTTGATACTACAATAGAAATTGCTGCACCTCTTGATATAGCACCATCTTTATATGATTGTATGATATTCAATAAGCTTGCAATTTGTGCGCCGTTAAGCTTACTTGTAGCCGCATTGGAGCTGTCATTCAGTATAGGCTCATCTATGTTATTTGTGCTATTGACTGCTAAGCTTTCAGCAGTCATACTGTTAAGCATTGGCTCGTTCATATCCTGCACGCCCTGTTCAGCTTTCAGCCTTGCGACTTCCTGTTCTTTCCATTCGCTGTCTTTGCTGTCACCATAAAGCTCCTCAACACAGCTTTCAGTACTCATAATACCGCCTTGCTTTGCCTTAGTTACTGTTTCAACAACAGCTTCAAAACTTGGGTTAGCATATTCTCCAAAGTTTATAGCAACAGTCGGAGGAATAATATCAAGCTCGTGCCATATCTGATAGCCACATACCGCAGCTTTTACAAGTTCCGGCATAAATTCTTCCACAAGCTGTACAAGGTTTCCTCGTGTGTATAGAGTTGTTTTTTCTTTTTCTCGCTGTGCCTCGGCGTTATCCATCTTTTTAACATCAATGCCGAGTGTTGACGGCGAAATTATACCCTGCAAGCATAAGTCAAGAGCAGTTATATATGTCTGCAAGTAGCTTTCATGCGGTATATTAGGCTGGTCAAGGGTGATTTTATTACAACCCGTTTCTGACATATCGTTATTCGTTTGAATGTATCTATTATCGAAAGCATTGGGCTTGATAATTGCACCTGTATCTGGATTTCGAGGTGTCAGACATTCAGGAATATAACTCTTTGAACGAGCTGCCCTGAGTGCGTCCATCCACTGCGACCACGCTTCGTCGAGTGCGTCGAAATCATCTGTCTTACCGTCAAATATATTGCCGCCTCTGCCCTTATACTGTTCACTGTCGCCGAATATACAAGGTACCGCAAGCATTACGCTTTCATCAAAGGTAACGCCCTTGCCGTCAATCCATTTCGTTTGTTCTATTGAATTAGGCGGTATCTCATCGCCATTCTCTCTATACAGACGGTATTTTATATAACCGTAGCCATAATGTTCTTTGAGCGTGTATTTTTCTTTGTTGTCGATATAGCCCGCCTTAATCGCACTCTGAACGATGTTACCGCTCTGCACATAATATTCGGAAAACTTCTTTTGTCTTGCGTTTAATTTGTCTTTCACGGTGTCACCGTCCTTTCGTAAAATAAGCAAAAGAAAAGACAGCACATTTCTGTACTGTCTTTTTACAAGCGTCCGGATTTGCACCGGACATTCATATTGCTATGCGTGTTCCTCACAACACTTCTACTTATCAATTCTATTATACCAAGTTTTCACTACCCTGTCAATCATTTTGCTTTCTTTAGGCATAACTTCTCTATCGCCTTTTTCACCGTGTGAATATCCTTTATGAGTATGAGGCTGTGTAAAAAACCCATCAATCCTGTGTGGATGGTCAATGTCAACTTGTTTGTATCTTTTGTTATGTTTGTCAAAATAGATTATAGATTTCAGTTTATCTTGATTGCTTACAGTTACATATACTCTGCCTTTAGTCATCGTTTCAAAAGGCGGTGTTATATTGCCTTTGCTAATTTTTATAAATTTGATATTACCTGATTGATACACTGTGTGATATTCTGTACCGTACTTCTTGCCCTTATCACTTATACCGCTTGAAGAGCCTCTTCCGCCCATTATTTTGACCCCCTGATTTTTTCCTGAAACGATTTTATATTGATAATATTTCCTGCACATTCTTCGGGAACCTTGCCGTAGAAAATGACTGTTTCAGGCTGTAAATGTTTCATCATTTCGTTGTAGCCTTTCAAAAATAACTCTTTTGCCGTTTTATTATTCTGAGTTCCAATGCTTGAAACAGCAACTGTGCTATGCTTTGGTTCTCCGTCAAAACACCATTCAAAACTCTTTTCATTACTCCAACATATCGTGGGGATTACCTCAATGCCATACATCTGCCAATATGCCGCAAGCCAATGTTTGCGACAATGATTATAAATCTGCAGCGCTGTCGGATAATCAGCGTAAAGGCTGAAATCAGGCGATAATACACAATTAAATATTTTAAGCAAATCTATGTATCTTTCAGGATTATTCCATAATCTCATAAACTGATAATCATCGAGAAAGAAATGAATACCACAATCTGTTTTCTTGCTACTCATCAGCCGTTTAGGACGCTCCACAAAAGACTTGCTGAACATCATTGACACCCTCACCGAAAAGGGTGTCACTCTCATCAGCCACAAGGAGAATATCGACACCGACACGCCTACGGGCAAATTCATGTTGACCGTGTTCGCTGCCCTCTCTCAGTTGGAGCGTGAGCAGCTCAAACAGCGACAGCGTGAGGGCATCGAGATCGCTAAGGCGCAGGGAAAGTATGGGGCGGAAGCCTATCGAAATCGACTGGACGAGGTTCGGTCAGCTTTATGGGGAATGGAAGTTCAAGAGTATCACAGAGCGTGACTTTATGTGGAGAATGGGCTTGTCGGCTAACACTTTCTATCGCCGTGTCAGGGAGTATGAATCGGAACACGGCATTGCCGAGCCAACCTCTGCTTGACAGCTCCCTCAGACGAACGGAAACGCCCCCTGAACTATCAGAGGGCGCTCATTGATTATATGCCTGGCAGCGAAGCGAGTAAAGGAGATAGCCGTTTGTATATCACTCCTGTTTCCTCACTTGCAAAAGACTTCATAAGAGCATTGTTGACTTGTTGTTTAGTTTTAGATTTGAGGATTGCCTGAATGATAATCTCTTTTTTCTGCTTATACTTCTTTTCCTTAAAGTGCTGACCGAAGAAAGAGCGTACCTGTGCTTCTCTCTTATCTGGCTTAGTTTTCTTTTTAGATGGAGAAGCAGTTTTTTTCTTAGGTGCTGATTCTTTCTTTACCGTTGACTCAGTATTTGAAGTAATGACGGGTGTGTGCATTGTTCTTACTAACTTGATCTTCTCGCCGTTCAGAAACTTCTGCTTTAACTCCTCATTTGAAAAGATATAATTAAAGTCTCCAGTAATAACATCAACCGTAGTGTGATCCTGAGATTCCTGAAATCTTCGAGTATCGCCTGATTGTTCTAACTTTTGATTAAGTGCTTCGATGATTGGATCTCCTGAAGGTAGCTTGCCCTCACCGGAATAAAAATGATCCTGCGTATCAATCGAAAAATCGAAATGAAATTTATTCGTATTGTTCTTATAGTACCAAAGTGAACGGTCACATATTATTTTGCATAAATATGTAACATCGACAATCATAGCACGCAGCTTAACAATAGAGAATTTAATAAATAAAGTCATACACATTTCTGTACCATCTCCAAGAATCAGACCAAATCCGTCGAGCTGGTTTGCTTCATCCTTGATCTTGTTGCTGTCTATATTCGGAGAACCAGCATGAAGAAAGGTATTTCTGAGATTATATACGATTTCACCACTCAGATACGGATTACCACTATCGTCTGACATATACTCTCCGAGATACTTATTATACCACTCAATATAGCGCTTTGCAGTAGATGTTTCGTTTGGATATTCTGCTGCACCGCATATATCAGGCAATGCAAGCGACATAGCTAATGCAGAAAAATAGCTTTTATTCTTTAGAGCATTCTCTATATCATTGACATATATTTCTACCATAAATTACTCCTATTCACATATTTGTGGCTTTCTCATAGAGCTTCCAGACAATTAGTATTTCGTTAGGGTGTCTGTCAGTTATGATATGCGCCACAACTATGATTTGAATTTATATGGAACGGGAAATAGCTGTTTCAATAGACTTTGGACCAATGGAATTATTATATCACAACACACTTTCAAAAGCAACTTTTATAACATAACTTCATTTTCAAATGTAGAGATGATGGATGAACTAACTATGAAATACATAAATTGGTATAACTATGTTCGCCCTCATTCATACAATAATTATTTAACACCAATGGAGGCTCGTTACAGGTAGATATTTATCGAACAAAGTGTTACAAAAAAGCTTGACCACAACATATCACCGTAAGCAATCCGGACAGAAAGCCGGAGAAGCAATATAAAACCAAGGAGGACGACACAATGGAGAAATTTATTACAGACGAACGGACAGGCTTGCGCTATGAGCTTGTCGGGGACTATTATCTGATCGCCGGAGAGGACGAGCCGGAGGGCAGACCCATCGGCATCTGGGGACAGCGACACCTGCGATATATTCGCAGTGCTGCTATGGAGATTGTTTCAAACGATTTGATTTACGCATAACACGCTATCGGTAAGGCTGCTGTAAAGCGACAGCGGCTTTTCCTTTGCGGGTAGTATTCAAGAAGTCATAAAGTTCCGTGAGTAATGGAAGAAGCCAGCGTTTGCGGAAATGTCACAATTTACGGAGGTAAAGTTTCAAATTCCACTTGCCTTTTTGCACTTGTTATGATATTATTGGTATATATACTAAAACGCTTAAAGAGAGGTGATATATTTGCGGAGAGACAGCAGTGAAACAAAGAGGAAAATACTGACCGTGTGCGTCCGTCTCTTTCTGGAACAGGGGTATAAAAACACCTCTGTCAGTCAGATTGTGGACGAAGCAGACGTGGCAAGAGGAAGTTATTTGAATTTGTTTCCGACCAAGGACAGAGTTTTGCTGGATTTGACCGAAACGATGTTCGGCGGACAGTTCGGCGTGGCAAGAAGCATCGCAGACAGCAAGCTGCCGCCGGTTTACGCCTATGCGGTGGAAACGGCGATCCAACTGACACTGACTGAACTGAATGAGAACCTGCGAGAAATCTACATTGAAGCCTATTCCCTGCCCGACACATCGGAATATATTTACCTGCATACCACAGCAGAGCTGAAGCAGATTTTTGGTAAAAATTTTCCCGATGATACCGAGAGCGACTTTTACGAGATGGAAATTGGCACGGCAGGATTGATGCGCAGCTATATGGCGAGAAAATGTGATATTCATTTTCCATTGGAACGCAAACTCAGCCGCTTTTTGACGGCATCAATGAGAGTATATCGTGTACCGGAGGAAGAACAGGCAAAGGTGCTTGCCTTTATTCAATCACTGGATATCAAGGCGATTGCCACAGAGGTTATGTATAAGCTGTTTGCTATGCTGGAAATGAAATACGATTTTAAGCTGTCGAGAGACGGCGAAATGGAGGTAACAACATGAGAAAACGATTATTCAGTATCCTGCTCGTCTTTTGTATGATGACGAGCTTTGTACCGATGATGGCAAGCGCAATTGAGATTTATATTGACTTGACCATTGTCGGTCAGGCAAACTTAACGCTCGAGGTTGTGTCGGGCGACAGCATTGACAATATCAAGGAGAAAATTCAGGAAAAAACGGGCTTTTCTCCCGATGCGCAAAGACTGTTTTTGGGCGAAAAAGAGCTTGAGAACGGGCGCACGATGGCAGATTACAATATTCATAAGGAAAGCACGCTGCGCTTGCGTCTGCAAAGGAAGGTACAGCTTGGCACAGATGCACTGAATAAAACTGTAAACACAGCGAGCGCACCGACCGTGTATTTCGGGAAAAACCAAGAAAATAAGCCTGCTGCATGGCGAGTTATCGGCTATGACGGAAGCGGTGTTACAAGCGCACAAGGGGATATTACCCTGCTTGCGGCAGGCGCTATGGGAGTTATACCATTTGCCGATATCATATTATACAACGAATACGCACCGAGTAATTTGAAAACCGCGATAGATGTGCTTGCGGAAAAGCTGACGACAGAAGAAAATGCTGCCGTAAAGAAACGGGCGCTTACAAGCGGAAGTTACAACGGAGAAAATACCGACTGTATAGCGGGAGGGCAGGTGGATAACGCTGTATTTTGGCCGCTTTCCACAAAAGAGGCTATTGCGGTAAACAACGATCTGCGTGCCTTGGATCCTGCGCATCCGAATTGGGTGACAAGTAGTTGGTGGCTGCGCTCTCCTGGCTCCAAGACTTTTTATGTCGCCATCGTGAGTAGTGATGGTTCTGTCCAATACTCTGGGGCCTCTATCCGCAAGAAAAATAATCATCGGACTGTTCGTCCTGCTTTTAACTTAAATCTGAACTCTGTCCTTTTTGCATCTGCCGCCGTGGGCGGAAAGCCCGACGGAGGGCTGACCCCGATTCCCGAATACAGCGGCAACGAGTGGAAGCTGACACTTTTAGATAGTAGCCGCAGTTTTGCCGTAACGAAAAAAACTGCCGATGCCGCCCCCGACGATACCATTACGCTGAATTACAAAGGGGCGACCACAGGGATAAATGAATATATCTCCGCCATCATTGCGGATAGCAGCGGCGCACGGTATTATGGCAGAGTAGCACAGCCTACTGCCGAAAGCGGAACGGTTGAAATCAAAATCCCGTCCGACCTTGCGCCGGGCGACTATACCCTCAAGGTGTTCAGCGAGCAGTGCAACGGCGATTATAATACCGATTATGCAAGTAATTTCACAGACATAGCGCTGACGGTGGAAAATCAGCCTGACGAGCAGTTTACCCTCGTTCCCGGCGGCAGATATTATTTTGACCTGTCGGCGATGGGGATTCCCGGCACGGTGAACAGCACCCTTGACGGCGGCACCCAAACAGACGGCACCCTGCACTATGTGCCCTTCACCTACGTGGGGACGGTGGACGCTTATTCGCTGGATAGTGCAGCTGACACCGATACCACCTCCTACGAACACAGCCTGTTCATTGCGAATTACAACGTGACCCATTTTGTGAGTTGGGATGCACTGGACAAACAAGGGCTGATCTTCGGAAAGACTTACTCAAGCGGAAGCATCGACTATACCATGCGCGCCCCGTCTGCAGGAACCGCCTATAACGGCCACTATGGCGAAAGCGGTATTCCCGCCAATAATGAATGGGACACGATTTTGAAAAAATCCGGTCAGGATTCAGAAGACAACACAACCGGGTATATCAAAAACTGGTGGCCGATGGCTTCCTGGGGGCAGGACACCTGGAGCAATGATACGTGGAGTCGTACGCTCCGCGGGTACACTTCGGCGCACTTCTGCTACGGTCATCCTGCAACCGGTTCTATTGAGGACCTCGGTTTCCGCCCCGTTCTTGAGCTGCCGACAGGTCTTGCCGCCGACAATCTGAAAATAGTAGAGCTGCTAACGGGTGAATTTATGCCCGGCGAGCAGCAGAACTGGATCAATATTATCGTGAAAAACGGCGAGAGCTTTACTGCGCCCGCTGCCGAGGGGCTGCCCCGCCCGGACGGCGTTTCGGCAGATGCACAGCTGTGGTGGGTAGATGAAAACCTAAACTTCTATAAGCCCGGCGATACCGTTCCGGCGGACGTTACCAAGCTCACGGCGCAGTTTGCTTTATCAGAACAGTTTTTCCTCACCCCCGGCGGCAGATATTATTTTGACCTTTCGGCGATGAATATTCCCGGAACGGCAAACGGCGGAAACTCAGATGGTGCGGTTTCTTTGCCGGATACGTCGCTGCACTATGTTCCCTTTACCTATGTGGGAACGATAGAAGCCTACAAACTCACGTCTGCGACGGCAACCACCGAGGAGTATGCACAGCAGAACAAATATCCCCACAGCCTGTTTGTGGCGGACTATGCCGTAACGCATACGATTAGCTGGGGTGGCCTGAATGACGAAGGTCTGATTTTCGGCAAAAATTATGCCAGCGGCGGCGTGGACTATACCCTGCGCGCACCGTCTGTGGGAAGTAAGTCTACAGGCTCGGGTGAGTCCCAACACGACACGCCGTCAAATAATGAATGGGACAGGATACTGGACAAGAACAGCGGATATATCCAAAACTGGAATAAAATGTATTCGTGGGGACAGGATACTTCTTCTGCCGCCGAGTCGTTCCGGGCGTACCGTGGGTACAACTCGGCCCGCTTCTGGTATTACACCTCGTCCTCGTTTCGGAACGTCTACCTCGGTTTCCGCCCCGTCCTTGAAGTCCTGAACCCTGGCACACTGGGTTCTGACGGACTAAAGGTCGTTACCCTTGACCTTGGCGGCGGCAAGCTGGGTAATAGCTCCGAGGATATTCAAATCATCGTGAAAACCGGCAGCGAGTTTACCGCGCCTGCGTCCGACGGTCTGACCCGCCCGGACGGGGATGCAGGAAGTTTCTTTATGTGGCTTGGCAGCAACGGTAAATTCTACGCCCCCGGCGACAGTGTTCCGGCTGAGGTGACGAAACTGACGGCGCAGTGGACAGCCCCGACCTACGCCGTAACCTTGAATACGAACGGCGGCACGATCAACAGCGGCAATGTCACAAGCTACACCTACGGCGTGGGCGCAACACTCCCGACAGCGGGCGATATGACCTATACAGGCCACACGTTCGTGGGCTGGTATGACAACGAAAATCTGACCGGCTCTCCTGTTACGGCAATCGGCGACACCGAAACGGGCAACAAGGAATATTGGGCGAAGTGGGAAGCAAATACCTATACCGTCACGCTGAACGCGGGCGGCGGTACGATCAACAACGGCAATGTCACCGGATACACCTACGGCGTGGGTGCAACGCTTCCGACAGCGGGCGATATGACCTATACAGGCCACACGTTCAAGGGCTGGTATGACAACGAAAATCTGACCGGCTCTCCTGTTACGGCAATCGGCGACACCGAAACGGGCAACAAGGAATATTGGGCGAAGTGGGAGATCAATCAATATACCGTCACAGTCAAACCCGAAAACGGCAAAGCGGATATTACCATAACGCAGGATTACGGCACACCGATTACCGCTCCGACCCTGACAAGAGAGGGCTATCAGTTCAACGGTTGGGATAAAGCATTCCCGACAACCATGCCTGCGGAGAATATGACCATCACGGCAAAATGGAAGGTTAATTCGTACACGATCACCTTTGACACCACCGGCGGCAGTGAAATTGCTCCGATTACGCAGGACTACGGCACGGCGATTGTCGCCCCTGCTGACCCGACAAGAGAAGGATATACCTTTATCGGCTGGGATATGGAAATTCCCACGACCATGCCTGCCGAGAATATAACGCTTAAAGCACGGTGGAAAGACAGCGAAAAGCCCACGGGCGAAATTAAAATCAGCGAGAACAGTTGGAAAGCGTTCCTCAACAACATCACCTTCGGTCTGTTCTTTAAGGACACGCAAACGGTGACGATAAACGCCGCCGACAACAGCGGCGAGTCGGTTACGGTTGAATATCTGCTGTCAAATAAGGAACTGACAAAAACGGAGCTTGACGGCATGACCTTCACAGCGTACACCGCACCGTTCGGCATTGACCCCGATAACGAATATATTATCTATGTTAGACTGACCGATAAGGCGGGCAATACGGACTACATTTGCTCGGACGGTATCGTGCTGGACGGAACAAGCCCCGTAATCAAGGGCATAGAGAACGGCAAGTCCTATTGCGAGGCACAAACCGTTACCATTGACGAGAAGTATATCGATACCGTTATTGTCAATGAAACGAAGGTCACACTCGATGAAAACAACAGTTTTGTTCTCTCTCCTGCGGACGGCGAACAGAAAATCATTGTCACCGATAAGGCAGGCAACACCGCTGAAATGACCGTTACGGTCAATGACGGACACACCTTCGGTGAATGGGCATCGAACGGCGACGGCACCCATACCCGCACCTGCACCGTTGACGGATGCTCTGCAGGCACGCAAACGGAGAATTGCATCGATGCAAACAAAGACCATAAATGTGATATCTGCGATTATATAATCAGCGAGTGTGCAGACGATAACAAAGACCACAAGTGTGATTATTGCGGCAAGAAGCTGACTGAGCACACCGGCGGGAAAGCGACCTGCGCCGAAAAAGCGGTATGCGAAGTCTGCGGTAAAGCCTACGGTGAGTTTGATGCAAACATCCACTCTGACCTCAAGCATATCGACGCAAAGGCGGCGACCAAGGATGCCGAGGGCAATATTGAGTATTGGTACTGCGAAGGCTGTGGCAAGTATTTCAGCGACAAGGACGGTACAAAGGAAATCAAAAAAGCCGACACCGTAACGGCGAAGCTGAAAGACGATTCCAAACTTCCCCATACCGGCGATACAAGCAACCTTGCACTGTGGATTGCCCTGCTGTTCATCAGCGGTGGGGCAGCTATTGGCACAACGATTGTAAGCAGGAAGAAAAAGTACAGCAAATAATTGAATAGCGTTCCCTTGCTCCATCTTCCGAGCAAGACAAAAGCGTCGTAGCAATACGGCGCTTTTTTGTTATCCGGAAGCGACAAACAGCGGCTTTTGAATGGCTGGCAGTAAGGATACCGCCGTCAAAACAAAGCCGCTCATATCGAAAGAAAACGCCCAAAATCGCCCCGAAACCATACAGCGGGGTCAGGTTTTGGGCGTTTCTGCGTTTCGGGAGCAAATCGGCAATTCGGCAGCGAAAAGGAGGTGCCTACTATGCCCCGTATGCCGAAATACCTCAAGAGAGAATGGGCGTTCTTTCTTGATGAGCGTGGCAGGAAGAAATATAACGAGCTTTGCAGGAAATGCGAAAGGAGCTGCAAGCAGAGCTTCCGTGCCACCGTTATCCAATGCCCGCACTATCTATCGAAAAGGAGAACAAGACAATGACAGACTATCCGAACAACATTCCCGCAAAGCTGGAAATCATCAAGGCAAGCGAGATCACACCCAGGGAGGTGCGCTGGCTGTGGTATCCCTATATCCCCTTCGGCAAGTTCACACTGCTGCAAGGCGACCCCGGCGACGGCAAGAGTAAGCTGATGCTTTCCCTTGCCGCTTTGCTTTCCAAGGGAGCGTCGCTGCCCTTTGCCGATGAGGACGAGAGCGGCGAGCCGATGACCGTTATCTATCAGACCACCGAGGACGATGCAGACGATACTGTTGTGCCGAGATTTAATTCGGCGGGCGGTGACGGCGACCGACTCATCTTCATCAAGGAGGACGAAAAGAGCCTGACGATCCCCGCAGACCTTTGCTATCTGTACGGTACCTACTTAGAGGACTACCTCCACGATGTAGAAATCTGCCAGCAATTTGCACAGCGCAGCCGTGAAAGAATGGCGGAAATCATTTTGGAAAAGACCGGGATAACCGCGATTTCTTCTTTCCACACCATCCACAATTATATTGATACGAAGGAAATGATCCTTCGCAAGGGTTCTATTGCAGCCCATGACGGAGAGCTTGTCTTGATTCCGATCAATATGCGAGATGGCAGCGTGTTGGCTCGCGGAAAAGGAAATCCGGAATGGAATTATTCTGCCCCGCATGGCGCCGGACGCCTTATGTCTCGTACAAAGGCAAGAGAAACGCTGGATTTAGAGGCGTATAGGAAGACGATGGAGGGTATCTACACGACATCCGTCAATGAGGCTACCATCGATGAAGCGCCGATGGCCTACAAGTCGCTTGAAGACATTATCGATATCATCAGAGAGTCAGTCGATGTGATTGAGGTGCTAAAACCTATTTACAATTTTAAGGCATCTGAGTGATAAAATGCTCCTGTGCCGTCTGATTGGAGGAATTGAAATGTTGAATCATTTGAAGAGTGAGGCGAATATTGCCTACACAGAAAACGGCGCAGTTACCAACGCAAGCACAATGTCTGACTGTCTGGATCTGTTCGCAGTGATCGGCGCGCTCCGTGCTGCCGATGATCAGGAAATCATCAGACGATTTGTCCGCGCATATGCGGAGGATGCGGATATTGCCATGAAGATTCTGTTCTTCGGGCGCGATGTTCGCGGAGGCCTTGGTGAGTGCCGGGTGTTCCGCGTGATCATCAATTGGCTGGCTGAGAACAGAACGGAGTCTCTGCGCAAGAATATCGAGCTGATCCCTGAGTTTGGGCATTATGACGATTTGGTGTCTCTCATCGTCACGGCCTGTGAAAAGGACGCTTTGCGTACCATTCGCAAGCAACTGGAGGCCGACCTTGCGTCTGACGCAGAGGTGTCCCTGCTGGCGAAATGGCTTCCGTCTGTAAATGCGTCCAACGCAGAGACGGTCCGCAAAGCAAAGCGCATCGCCCGCTATCTTGGAATGTCCGATGCGGAGTATCGCAAGACCCTTGTAGAGCTGAGAAAGATGGAGCATAGTGACTTGGAATTGAGGGAGCATTGATATGACGATGTTAGAGGCTTTTGTAAAAGAGCGCAACGAGGCGCTGTTCAGCCTTGACCGAAAGAAGATCGGGGCCTACATGATCAAATATGGAGAAACGGAAATTGCGCAGACACCCGATGTTGTTTTCTGGGCATCCGTGTAAAAGGCCATCTGCGGTATCAAGGACGCGCCAGAAGACATTGTAAGCAAGGCAAAGGCATGGCTGCACGAGCATGGCATGAGCCCTAATCTGGCGGGATGATAATCCCCCATTGATCTGCCTGAAGAACATCGAAGCGAGTTCCTATAACAACTGAATCAACGACATCACGACAGAACGGTCGGGCTGAAACAGGGCCGCGCTAAATCCGCTTCCAGGTCACTTGATCGTGGGCAGCAGCCCGAACATGAACCGGTAGTTATTCCAGACATACGTGAGAGGCCACCGGCAAGGTAAGACACTATAGTTCTATCTATAGGTCTGCCTTGTCGGTGGCTTTTTTGTTTTTCACCGACATCACAAATACATATTCGCAGCCTGAAGTACAAGGGCCAAGGATACAAATACGCTGATTTCAAACTCTTTTGAAAAAGCAGTATGGGTACCCTTAGATTTCTGCGCCCTTTTTCAGGCAGGCAGCATCGGGAGTCCTTTTCGCCAGCGTAGTTGTGTCCTTTGGACCGCAGCAGACGGAAAGGACTTTTTATGTGCAATCAGTGGCTCTGCTATATCGCTGAATACCCGTAATCTCTGAATTTTTGACTTTCACCCGAATTCAAAAATTCAAAGGAGATTACGACAAATGGGATTTAATTATGGACTCGAAAAGAGAAAGTTCACCGAGGAGTGGAAGAAGCTCTACCACGAATATAAAGCTGCCGGTATGAGCGAAGAGGATATTCAGGATATCTATGCGTTCGACCTGAATGTGTTCAGGAAGAACAGGACGGAGTTCCAGCGCACACAGCCCCTCTCAGAAAGCTCCTGTGACGACGGAATCGAACAGGGTGAATCTATGTCTGCCCTATTAAAAAAGTTCTCCAGCGTGCTTTCTGTGTGCGACAAGTATTCTTTCCAAAGTGACCCCCACTTTGCGTGGGTTGATGAAATGGAGAATGACAAATTATATCGGAAGATTATTTCTCTGCCCAAAAGAGATATGGACCTGCTGACGCTGATAGCATTTGAAGGATATTCACAGCGGGAGGTTGCAGAAATTCGCGGCATTGTCCCCGCCGCGAATTTCTGCAAAAAGATCGCAAAACTCAAAAAACTTCTGTATGGGGGTTAATTTTTGCCCGTTTTCGTTGCCTACCAAGTGAAAGGATTATTTCGAAAACAAAGGAGCAGCAGAATATGAACCATTTGAACGAGGAGAACTCCGTTTTGAATAGACCGATGTATTTGTGTCTTTGCCCGGTTTGCCTTGGTCAGTTCCTCGACACAGGAATCTATAAGATCGTGCAGGAAAATCACAGACAAGCAAAAGAGCGCTGTGATTTCTGTAATTATCGCAACGGGTACGATTTCATCATCTACTCCAAAGCGGAGAAGCAATGTGAGGTGGCAGACAAATGGCAATGAAAAAGTCTGAGCTGAGAGAACTGTACCTGATGATGTTTCCGGGGTATCCGGACATCGTAAACATCACTCAGCTCCAATCGATGCTTGGCATCAGCCGCCATCTTGCCTATGACTTGATCAATGACGGGTATATCAGAGGCCTGAAAATCGGAAATGCGTTCCGGATACCCAAGGTCAATGTCATTGAGTATGTCATGGATCAGGGAAAAAGTGCGATTTGAACTCTGTTTTGATGATCGCATATTTGAGTATCTCCCACCGACCGAATAAAATATAGATGTCGGTGGGAGATGCCTGTATACAATTCAATGATTCCGGAGGTAATAAAAATGGTATCAGGAACTCTTGCGCTGAAGAACGGCTACTATTATGCCGTTCTCAGCTATCAGGACGCAGCAGGAAAACGCCATCAAAAATGGGTATCGACAGGATTGCCCCAAAAAGGCAATAAGCGCCGGGCAGAACAGGAATTTATTCTTATTCGCAGCGAATTTGAGATTCCTCCGGCTGCTGGAGAATTAAACTCCAATATGCTCTTTGCAGACTATTTGGATCAATGGCTTGAGGTTGTCAGAGCGAGAATCAAGCCCGCAACATTCGGCTCGTATCAAGGGATGGTCAAAAGCACGATTGGCCCGTATTTCCGCAAAAAGGAGCTAACCTTGAAAGAGTTGGAGGCTCGGCACATCCAACAGTTTTATACGGAGAAGCTGAAAACCGTCACGCCGAATTCCGTTATCCACTATCATGCGGTGATTTACCAGGCTTTGAAGTATGCGATGAAAACCGACATGGTACCGCAGAATGTTGCTATGAAGGTGGATAGGCCGAGGAAGAACTCGTTTCAGCCGACCTTCCTTGAATGCAGAAGTTGTTCGAGATTGTCAAGGGAACGCGGCTGGAGCTTCCGGTTTTGGTTGCTGCGTTTTATGGACTACGCCGTGGCGAGGTGCTCGGGCTAAAGTGGGATGCGATTGATTTCAATCGCGGAACGCTGACCATCAAACGAACAGTCACTGAGGCAACGATTGACGGCACCATGAAAATTATCGAGCAGGATTCTGCTAAGACCAAATCGAGCCTGAGAACGCTTCCCTTGGTGGGGCTACTTTCAAAAGGTCAAGGAAGCGCAGGAACTCAACAAGAAAGTTTGCGGCAATTGCTATAACTACGAATATGACGGTTATGTCTTTGTGGACGAGCTTGGTGATTTAATGCGACCAGAGTATCTGACAAGCTATTTCCCACAGTATATTCAAAAGCACGGCTGTAAAAGAATGCGTTTTCACGATTTAAGACACAGTTGCGCAAGTCTGCTTCTTGCAAACGGCGTACCGCTGAAACAAATTCAGGAGTGGCTGGGGCACAGTGATTTTTCCACCACCGCTAACATCTACGCCCACCTTGACTACACTTCAAAGCTGTCCTCGGCAAAGGCAATGGTCAGCGGAATGGCGCTTCCCGAATCGGTGAATTTCGGCAGCAAATGGGTCGAAATTTCAGCTGATGACGGAAAGAACTGATTTTTACGGTTCGAATATGCCAAAATGCCCAAAATTGCCTTGTTTTTTCCAAAAAAACAGGCTGTTCTTTCCATAGTTTTGAGCCGATTTTGAGCAAACGAGCAAAAAAGAAAAGCCGAAAAACCTTGATTTTTCGGACTTTTTGGCAGAGAGTTAGGGATTCGAACCCTAGAAGCCTTTCGGCTTACAGCATTTCGAGTGCTGCACCTTCGACCACTCGGACAACTCTCCGTGTATATAATTCCGCATTTCTTCCAAAAATTTTTGGAAAGAACTGACGGAAAGAACAACAAAATATTTAATTTTCGAACCGAAGAAAACCCCTGAATTTATGGGCTTTTTAAGCGGAGCAAACAGCCAACCTCTCAAAAAATTTCGAGTCAGCTCCGTTATGACCACTTCGATACCTCTCCAAATTATTCAAAACACTATAATATTATATCTTTAAGAAATAAGAATGTCAAGAAAAATCTTTAGAAACCAAATTTGTGGATTTAAAATTATATTTGCATTTTATAAGCATAAATAGTGTGATAAGTAAAACTATTAAAATAAATTCTCAAACAGCCAATAACTACTGATTTTTTCAAGAACATCAATCAAATTCGCAAATATCACAGATAAAATAGGTCCGTTTTTCACAGACTTATTCAT